GCAAGACCATCCTCTCCTCGCTGCTCTCGGTGGATGAGGCCTGCGACCGATTCGCCCTGATCTACGGCGGCAAGGGCACGCTGTTCGATCACCAGGAACACCTGCTTGTCCCCAAGACAGACGTCCTCGACATCATCCCCGACCACGGCTGGCGCGAATGGAAGCTGCGGCAAGACCGCAAGGTCGTCCGCCTCTCCGAGGTCGGCTTCGACCCGGCCGGCACCGACAAGGCCATCCGCTGCAACCTGTGGGGCGGCTGGCCCACCGAGCCGAAAGCCGGCAAGTGCGACGTCCTGCTCGAACTGCTCGGCTACCTGTGCAGCGGAGAACAGAACAGCCAAGACCTCACCAAGTGGGTGCTGCGCTGGCTGGCCTATCCCATCCAGCACCCCGGCGCCAAGATGCGCACCGCGCTGATCTTCCACGGCCCGCAAGGCACCGGCAAGAACCTGTTCTTCGAATCGATCATGGGCATTTACGGCGAATACGGCCGCATCGTCGGCCAGGCCGAGATCGAGGACAAATTCAACGACTGGGCCAGCCGCAAGCTCTTCCTGATCGCCGACGAAGTCGTCGCCAGGCAGGAGCTCTACCACGTCAAGAACAAGCTCAAGTCCTTCGTCACCGGCGAATGGATACGCATCAACCCAAAGAACGTCGCGGCGCACGACGAGCGCAACCACTGCAACGTCGTCTATCTCTCCAACGAGATCCAGCCGCTGCCGCTCGAAGCCGACGACCGCCGGCACTTCGTCATCTGGACCCCGCCCAAGCTCTCCGAATCCTTCTACCAGCAGATCCGCGACGAACTCGACAACGGCGGCATCGCCGCCTTGCATCAATACCTGCTCGACCTCGACCTCGGCGACTTCGACGAACACACCAAGCCCCCGGAAACCCAGGCCAAGCGCGACCTGATGGACGTCGGGGCAGGGAACGTGCAGCGCTTCATCCGGGCGTGGATCAACGGCGACGTCTATGCCGGCGACGCCATCCTGCCGCTCTGCCCATGCGGATCGTCCGACCTTTACAGCGCCTATATCAAGTGGTGCCGCGAAGACGGCGTGCGCAACCCGCGCGAGGCCAACCAGTTCTGCGGCGAAGTCGCAAAACTGCCGGGCTGGTTCAAAGGCTACAAGGACCGCGACAAGGATCTGAACATGGTTGGCCCGGATCGCAAGACCGTGCGCTGGATGTTCATCATCCCGAGCGCCGAATCGCTGACCCAGTGGGCCAAAAGCCGGGGCCGCGATTACCGGAAATCCGACGCGCAAACACAGACCCAATGGCTGACCGACTGTTTTTTCGAGTTCCGCAACGCGATCAAGGCCTACCAATGACCGCAAACCGCAAACCTGACCGCAAAGGCGACCGCAAAGGCAAAAGCCTTGCTACGACTGCAACCGCAAAGGCGCAAAGGCTTTCCCTTGCGTGTGCACGTCAACAGGCATGCGCCCATGCTCGCCCACTATGCGCGCCGGCTTCTCATGTATGCGTGTACACCCATTGCGCCTTTGCGGTTGCTCTACCCATGCGGGTCTCGCCTTTGCGGTTGCCTTTGCGGTTGCCTTTGCGGCTTGCGGTGCGCGTTTTTTTGCGCGCGCGTTCTTTTTCATTACCTGCTTAAAGGAAAAAATGGAAACCCCGAAGCTCTGCAAGGACTGCATCCACTTCTCGCTTCCTGGAACATCAGTTCCGGTCTGCCGTCGCCTGGAGTGCATGGACATGATTTACGGAAACCAGATCACTTGCCGATCCGCCCGCAAGAAAAGCGGACCCTGCAGGCCGGCCGGACTGCTGTTCGGTGCCTTCCCTAACATTCGGCAGCCCGGCAGCAAATGACTGACACCGCCGCCCTTCTCGGCAAAAAAGAATTCGCCGATTTAATCGGCCGCTCGCCGTCTTACGTTACGAAATTAAAAAACGACGGTCGCCTGGTAATGACAGCGGACGGGAAAAAAATCAACGTCGCCGCCAGCCAGCGCCTGATCGAACAGACGGCAGGCATACGGGGCGACGTCGCTGACCGCTGGCAGGCGGCGCGTAACGCGCGAACGGATTGCGCCGCAAGCCAAGGTATGCCCGAATCCGAAAAAACGCAGCAGCGCCCCGCAGCGCAAGCCGACGCCGCCGAAAAAATCGGTCCCAGCCTGCAGGCCGCCCGCGCGGTAAAAGAAAAATATGGCGCGATGACCGCCAAGGTCGAATACGAAAAGCTGATCGGCGAACTGGAAAGCCGCGACAACGTGCACGCCGACCTGCGCAGCATCGGCGCCGTCCTGCGCTCGGCGATGGATGTTTTTCCCGACCAGATCGCCCCGCTACTCACCGCCACCAGCGATCTGCATGAAATCCATCAAATATTGACCGAGAACTGCACCGAGGTTCTGCACCGGGTAGCGGCCGAGATTCTGAAACTGCGCCACCTGGAACTGCTATCGACCGATGAAAATAAATGCTGATTTCCTAAAATAACCCTTGTGCAATACGTCATTTTGACGTATTATAAAGACATGGGGAAGCGCATCGCAACCCTTATAAACCAAGGAGATGACCATGAAAACCTTCACCAATACCGACCACGCCCGCCTGCTCAGCGCCGCTGCCGATTCTCGCGCCACCGACGACGAAAAGGCCTTTCTCGGCTACATGGCCGGCCTTGCCGCCGCCCATGAGCCGGTAAGCGATGACGAATACCGCCGCGCCTCGGTTCTCGCCGCCATTAACCTGCATGTCGAAGATTCCGTTTTCGACCGCCCGCAAAAATGAATCCGACCCCTGCCGAAATCCGCGCCGCCCGCGAGGCGGCCGGATTAACCCAAACCCAAGCCGGCAAACTGGTGCACGCCCCGCTGCGCGCCTGGCAGCGTTGGGAAGCCGGCGATAGCGCCATGCACCCGGCCTTTTGGGAGCTTTTCACGCTAAAACTCAAAAGGAAACGGAAATGACCGACCTCTTCGAGACCGAACTCGCCGCCGCCGAAGCCGCGCTGGTTGTTGACGATGAACAAAAAAAAGCCGTCGCCATCGCCCGCCGGAAAAACCGCACTTTCGTCCGCCGCGCCAAAAGCGAAAAACACCTTGACGAAATCATGCCGGCCATCGAATCGGATGCCAGCTACCACGTTCTGAGCCACGGCGACATCGACAGCATGACCTACCTGATTCACCTGCTGAAAAAAAACGGCCCGCTCGAAACGCTGATGATCTCGACCTGGTGCATGGCGATGCCCGACATCGAAGAAATCGCCACCGCCCTGAAAACCAAAATGATCGGCTTTTGCCATTTCTGCGTCGGCGAAATATTCCCCGGCCAGTACGGCCCGGAATACGAAGCCATCCGCGAGCTCGAACGCGCCGGCCTGGCCCGGGTAACGGTCGCACGCAACCACAGCAAAGTGATGCTCGGCGCCGCCCCGGCCCGCGACTGGCATTTCGTCGTCGAATCCAGCGCCAATGCCAACACCAACCCGCGCATCGAACAAACCGCCATCCACACCAGCCGCGATTTGCACGACTTCTACGCCGAATTTTTCAACGATCTGAAAGACATCGATTCCCGCTCGAAGCTGAAAGCTACGGTCGACGCCTAAAAATGATCGAAAACGAAAACGAAAAGCGCAATCGTCGCCTTGAAGTGATCGCCGCGGCGATCACACCAAGGAAAAACCTCACCGTCTCGCAATGGGCCGACCAGCACCGCGAGCTATCCGGCAAGCAGGCGGGCGAGCGGGGCCGCTGGCGGACGGCGCGCAACCCCATCCTGCGCGAGATCATGGACGCCATGAGCGCATCCAGCCGCGTCACCGACATCTGGGTCATGAAGTCCTCACAGGTCGGCGTCACCGAAGCCACCGTCAATTTCCTCGGCTACTGCATGGACCACGCCCCGGCCCCGGTCATGGTCCTCATGCCCACGCTCGATTCCCGCGATGCCTGGAAAGCCCAGAAACTGAACCCGCTGCTCCAGGAAACGCCGGTCATCCGCGACCTGCTCGGCGGCCAGCGCTCGCGCGACGCGGCCAACTCCAAGGACATGATCGATTTTCCCGGCGGCGTGCTCTTTCTGGCCGGCGGCAACTCGCCCAACAGCTACGCCCAGCGCTCGGTGCGCTACCTGATCATGGACGACCTCGACCGCTTCCCGCCCGAAGTCGGCGCCGAAGGCGACCCGGTCGCCCTGGCCCGCGGCCGCACTAAGGCCTTCGCCCGCGCCAAGCGCCTCTACATCAGCACCCCCACCGTGCGCGGCGAAAGCCTGATCGAGCGCGGCTATGCCGAGTCCGACCAGCGCCGCTACCACGTCGCCTGCCCGCACTGCGGCCAGTACCAGCCGCTGGAATGGGGCGGCCCGGAGGCGGCGCACGGCATCAAATGGCGCGCCAGCGAGGCCGGCGTCGAGGCCTGGTACGTCTGCGCCCACTGCGCCGCCGAAATCTACGAGCACCACAAGCCGGCGATGCTGGCCGGCGGCCGCTGGATCGCTTCTTTTCCCGAGCGCGCCACCCGCGGCTACCACATCAGCGCCCTCTACGCGCCCATCGGCCTCGGCCCATCGTGGCGCGATCTGGTCGAGGAATGGAAATCCGCCGTCAAATCGCCCGGCACCCTGCGCGCCTTCGTCACTACCCACCTCGGCGAATGTTGGGAAGAGCAGGGCGACCAGGTCGAGCCGGTCGGCCTGCTCGCCCGGCTGGAAGACTACGACGAAAAGGCGAAGAGCCTCGCCCGCACGGCCGGCGTCGACGTGCAGAAGGACCGCCTCGAGGTCTCGGTCGTCGACTGGGATGCCGGCGAAGAAGCCTGGCTGATGGATCACCTCATCGTCCCCGGCGACACCGCCCAGCCCGACGTGTGGAAGCGGCTGGATGACGAACTGGCGCACTGGGCGCCGGAGTGCGTCGCCGTCGACTCCGGCTACAACACCTCGATGGTCTATGCCTACGTCGAAAAGCGGCGTTGGGCGCTGGCCATCAAGGGGCGCGGCGGCCCCGGCGTGC